TGGGAATCCTCCTCGGATTGGAATAGTGTGTAGTGGTATTTCCAGATTCTGGAACCCGATGCATCCATTCACTGCGACTGAAGAACCGTGCCTCAGACCGGACACTATTGAGGAGTTATCGTTTAACTTAGGGTCTTCCATTTACAATGTTGATAAGAACTTAAAGATCAGGATTCCAAACCATATGATCCATCACCGGTTTCAGAACGAATTCTTGAGATATCACAACAACGACTTAAATATGAATGTAAAGACCTTATCTGATGTCAAAAATCGATGGGACGCAGTAAAAACAGGGCATGAGTCCAAAGGGCGGGTGTTCAATACCACGACGAGCATCAATGCACCACACATCTCTCTAGGTGGTGCTGTCACCGGGATGTTTAAGAGTGTCTTTACATCTGTCAAATCGATAGAGGCCGTGATCGGTGTTGCTCTAATAGGAGGCGTTATCATGGGTTCCCTATATATAGTAGATAAAGCAGTCGGTATATCTGTCAGGATCAGAGGAGCTTATGCTTCGGTGCCCACACAGCCAGGGAGTATCTCTATCGATCCCAAATTGAGCCGTACTGCAACTGAATGGATATGAGTCGGCAACAGCCGTATTCTACGCTGATCCCGCTTCCCTATTCGTATCAGTTTTACCATGACTAATTTACACTCACACAGGTACTAGTGTGCTACCTCTCCCGGTGTCTTACGCCACGCAGGGAATATCTTCCATCTTTAGCTCAATCTTAGTTTAATAAAACTATTACATGACAAATGAGAAACATCAGGAAGATAACAAAATCTAAGCAGGAAATCCACTATATATATTGGAATTTCTCATATACCCAATGGATCTCTGGAACTCCATAGTAGGGAGAGCGACAGAGGAGTTTCCAGATGTCGGAGAGGCACAGTTTGACCTGACCTCGTTCGATAATGGTCCGTATCAGCTTGTAGTATATCTAGTGATATTAAAGGTAACAGTAATGCTCATTTGTATCATGTGTTGCCGATGCCGACGACGAAGGATAAGGACCCTAACAATGAAATGGATATAACAACTCGACAGACGCTCGAACACAATGCAAAATTGTGATCAATATACCGAGTTGTCATCATGATGCTGGATTAGAAAAACTAGGGACGTGTATTTGTCAGACTATCCATCTACAAATTGTCGTCCCATAGTGCACCATGGATTATCTTTCAATTCTGGAAGATTCCTCTGAAGGACACAGGATTACAAAGAAGGACCCTCTTCCAGATTTCCATCTGAGGAACCCAATCCAACCTCTTCTGTGGTATTTCGATGTTAGCAAGAGAACAACCCGAACTAAGAGTGATTGTGTGCACATAGAAAAGCTTAAATTAGCACGAAAGTTCCGGATAGGGGAACCATTTGAGCTACATCAGATGGGTCTAAAAGATGGTTACCCATCTGTTGGGAACATCACATACGAGCTAATCAGGGAGTCTGTGATATGTAGACTGATCATGGACCATGAGATTTTCCCCGGACTAGTGTGTGACAATGTAAACAACATCAGAGACGCCATCAACTCTGTGGAATGTTATCTTTGGGACGGTATGAGATTTTGGAATAAAATATTAACAACTATGAATGCTCTCTCCTCCGGACGGACACCCCCTCCGGAAGCTCAGGTCCTTGATGGTAAATCGTTGATAAAATGGTCCACAGAGAGCACTGTAGTGGTACTGAAGACATGCATATGTGTGATCAAATCCAACGAGTCATCTGTGTCCCTTTATGATGGTGATTGGGTCAGAATGACATCTGACATCTTAACTCAGAGGTTTTTGATCTCCTTAGGATGTAAAACGGGTCGGTTATCCAATCCTCATCAGTACCCACTATATAGTTGTATAAGTCAAGTACTCGACTGGGGTGACAATGTCATAAGAGAGCACGGGAATAACGGATATAAGTTGCTCAAGGCATTTGAGGCACTAGTGATAGGAGAGTTACAAGCTAGAGGTCAGGGCCAGATCATAAAGCCTGACCGATTTCTAAATAACACCGCGAATGACCTCTTTGATGCTGAACCAGGATTTCATGTGCATATCAAGAGCTTACTGCATATCATGCATGAGATGATCAACCCTCACCACATCACGCAAGTGTATGGATTGCACCGAATCTGGGGTCATCCCATGGTGTTCTCCAGGGAAGGTATGGAGAAGGTAATTAAGATAGGTAGAAAGAATATAATGCAAGACAACAGCCTTACAAAAAATGCGGGGAGGATGTTCAAAGTTTTACTTACCCGAGAGTATAGACGACGTCACGGAGTCTATCCCCAGATATTTGAGGTTCCTACTGGGCTTTGTACAGCATTGAGGGAAGGCGGACAAGATGCCACCTCATTATCTCGATATACATTGGAGGAGTGGGACAGGATCAAGTTCAAACAGACATTCCAGCTTCCAGAAACGTTCAATTTATCAATGATTGTTGCTGATAAATCTATATCCCCTACCCACTCTGAGTTGATCAACATAATCAAGAAAAGGAAGACAGTAATGGACCCTGACAAAAGGCGAGGAGTGAAGAGGTGGTTGGAAGATAAAACACTCAATCCTAGACAATTCCTAGCAGAAGTTAACGAAGGTCACTTTCCAGATGATCACAAAATCATAGGCCTGACCCCCAAGGAGAGAGAGCTAAATCCGGTGCCTAGGATGTTCGCACTAATGTCACATCTTTTGAGGGTCTACGTTGTACTGACTGAACAATTAGTTTCTGATCATATATTAAAGTATTTCCCTCAAATCACAATGACAGACACGCTCTTAGAATTGACAAAGAAGACATATTCCACTGTAAAATCCCAATCATCACTCAACAAGCGAAAAGGGGGAGACAAAACATGGGCCTCGCGAGTGGTTTGTCTCTCCCTGGATTTTGAGAAGTGGAATGGACACATGCGGAAAGAAATGACTCTTGGGGTCTTCACAGCAATGGGGGAATTGTTTGGGTTGTCCGAAATATTCAACTGCACTTACGATATTTTCTCCGAGTGCTATTATTACTTAGCTGATGGGACTTATCTCCCTAACATATCTGGAGGGATTCTACAAGTCGAGGAGCCATTATCATTTAGGGGTCACAAGGGAGGGATGGAGGGATTGAGGCAAAAGGGATGGACGGTGTTCACAGTCTGTGGTCTAGAAGTAATCCTATCAAGGCACAACTGTACATATAAGATTATGGGGATGGGAGATAACCAGGTTCTTCAGGTTACTTTATACACAAATAAAGTCGACGAG